CTTCGGCTACACAAACAAACATGATGGGGACGTAAATAGTCATAGCTTCCCCAATCCCCACAAGACAAGCAGCGTAGCTAACACCACCAACACCAATGCAACAATGAGTTCCTTGACGGACGCAAAAACTTCGTCTGCTGGGTTGGGGTCATGCAATTCGGGTGCGTCTTTTACCATATAGGCTTTGTCTTGCTCTTTCATTTGTACTCTCCTAAACGGGTCTTCAAACGCTCAATTTGGGCCAAGCTTAAATCGTGGCACGCCTTTGCGTATTCACACGCCGATTCAGCCTCTAGCCGGTCTAAATGGGCCTGTGCCAACTCACGCTGAATTACTTCGATTGGCGTAAGTTCGCGGTAGTAATTTTTAAGAAATTTAAAAAATTGCATACCACTCCCTTTCCGCACGCTTAGCCATAGATTTGACGGTTTTGCCGGTTAACCCTACCAAGCCGTCGCGTTCCATTTCGGGCAACCGCCTGGCTACTTGGTTGCCATCCATTACGGCAAAAAAAGCAATTCCATCTTTACCTAATGGGCCTTGCTCCATCAAAGTTTTAAGAATTATTGCGGCATGACGTTTGGCAAGGTCTTTGGCAGACCCAGCCGCTTGCCAACTAGTTATCGGGTCGGTATTACGGGCGCGATAGTGTTCCATATTTTCCCCTAAAAAGGTACAGAATCGAAGTCATCTTTAGGGAAACCCTCATCCTTTGGCTTTGGCTCATTAATGTATGCCCAACCATTCCACCCGCCTTCTATTAGCGGGGTTACGTCTAGCTTTAGCATATCCCCATTTTTAGTGTCAATAATGCTACCAATTTTGGTGTAACGGTTTTTTTGTTCGCCTTTAGCATTTTTGTAAGTGCCGCTAATTACGGTAATTTCTTTGAGAATTTTGGACATGATTAACCTTTCAAAGTTTCTGCGTGTTTTTTAATGCTGCTGCGGGTTTTGCTATCAAGCATTGCCCACAAAGCGGTTTTTTCTTCAATATCGGTAATGCCTTGGTATTCTTCAAATGCACCAATTAGGTCATTTACGCCCATGCGTTCACCAATAGCCGCCGCAACATCGGCAAGAATAGACAATCGGTTTGTTGGTACAAGGTCGGTTTTGGTTGCCGATACTTTGACCCTGCTTGCCGCATTGCCATCATCATCTTCTGGCGCTATGCCACAAGCCGCCATCAAAGAATAGCGCCTGGCATACGTTAACGCCGAGCCGTACCCTTGCGGGTCTTGTTTGGCGGCTGGAACGTGCAACTTGCCACACTCAAGCATTTCGCCCGATTCGTGGACAAACACCGTTTCTACGGTTACGCCGGTGCTGTCTTCCGATGTGCGTTGTATAAGGGCTATTCCTGCGGCATTTAAGGCATCTACAACGGCCTCCACGCATCCAGCAAGGTCAACGTACTTGCTACGGAAATGCGGGTTTGTAGACGTTTTTAAGGCCGGTGCAAAACCGCGCTGGGCTTTGACTAACGCTGATGCAATGTTTTTCATAAGTCGCCTCCAAAATCTATTCCACATTTTTCACAAGTAAAGTACCAAATTACCGCTATGTCGTCATAAGTGTGGCGCGTAAGGTCGCCACAATCTTCCCCACATTCGGGGCATTCGTGATCTTCACGCTCTTTTAAGCTGTTCTTTAAGCCAGTTGATTCGTTCATTTTGTAACTCCAATTGTTGACATAAAAACCAAACGTATAGTTCAAGGAAACCGGCGGGGTCTTCTTTGGCTTTACATTCCGCGATAATTTCTTGCGGGTTGTTGCTAGTGACCATTAAAGTGCCCACCCGTACACAAGCACCCAAGCCAAAGATACGCCGATACACACGGCAAGCGTGATGTCTGCTAATTTATTCATCATGTTCCCCAAAGTTTTGAATTGCCGTCCAAAGGTTGTCGGACACATCATCTAGGTTGTCGGACAGGCCGGTATGAATGTCAGGAAAGTTTTTAGTCAATGACCAATTCATATCATTGAGCAACTTTGCCATTTCCAAGGGTGGGATAAAACCGCGCAAAAGTGCTTCGCGGAATTCGGCTAATAAAACGTGTATGTCGCGCATTTACTTACTCCTAAAAAGACCCGTTAGGGATTGATGGGGCCGTAGCCCCGTTTGGTTTAAATTGAGTGCCTTGCTGAAACTGGTATGTAACCGTACTTTTTCCATTCCATCCTAATAAGTGGGCTGTACGGGGTCTTGTTTTTGTCTGCATTTGCCAATGCTCCATGAGTTTGGCTGCGAACTTTATAAATTTCACTTTTGCTCATTTTGTTTTCCTAAAAAGACCCCAAGAAGTTCAGGGCATGGGTGAACTATATCACAAATGTGAAGCCCTGCAAGTCTTTTTTAAACTTTTTTATAGGTACTTTCCCTAATAGACCCGTTCACAAATGTGATATACTTAGCAGATGGACATCTTAGAAATAGCAATTAAAGCATCGGGCGGCACGGGTCGCCTGGCTTACATTCTGGACATTCGGCAGAACGTTGTAAGCAATTGGCGGCAGCGTGGAGTGCCCAAGGGCTGGCAGCAAGTGCTACGTTACAAGTTCAAGAAACAGATTGCTGAACAGCAAAAAATCGTTTAGAGTTGGGGCAATGGCTAGGCTTAGCGGCTGAAAAGGTGACTCGTTACCACCCTGCCAATGTTCCTTTTTTGTAACGGCTAACCGATAACGTAAGGTTTAAAAATGCATTACTACCAATTCAACATTGGTGACTACAAGGCCGCTACAGGCCATCTTTCCAACGATGAAGATTTGGCTTACCGCCGTCTGTTGGATATGTATTACGATTCAGAGCAAAAAATTCCTTTGGATACCCAATGGGTTGCCAGACGTATCCGGATGGAAGCATCCATTATTAGGGATGTTTTAAACGATATGTTTGTGAAGCATGAAGATGGATATTTTCATTCCCGATGCGAAGATGTGATTGCCGCTTATCACGCGATGGCAGAGAAAAACAGGGCTAATGGTCGCCTTGGTGGTAGGAAAAAGAACCCAATGGGTAACCCACTGGCATCCGACACGCAACCCATCGTTAAGGCAACTATAAACCATAAACTAGAAACGATAAACCATAAACCAATAAAGAATACAGTCGCCCCGCCTAGCGGCGTGACGGATTTGGTTTGGCAGGATTGGCTAAGTTTGCGTAAAACAAAAAAAGCAGCAGTCACCCAGACCGCCATTGATGGCATAGCACGGGAAGCAAACAAAGCGGGTGTAAGCCTACAAACCGCCTTGGAAACTTGTTGTGCAAGGGGCTGGACAGGTTTTAAGGCCGATTGGCTAAAAGACAAAGGCGAACAAAAATCCTTTGCCGAAAAGGATTACGATTTCAAACGGGCTAGGTGGGAAGCAATGACCGGAAGAACGCCAGGCCAAGAAATGAAACCATTTTTGGAGTTAGAAGATGACACAACCAATTGACCGCTTGTTTGAACGCTTGTCTATGACCTACGGCATTTCTTGGGACAACTCGCTAGGCTCGGCCCCGCTAAACGAAATTAAATCGTTTTGGTTAAATGGCTTGTCGGGCTTTTTGCAAAGCAAGGAATCCATGATGGCGATTTCATGGGCATTGAACAACTTGCCTGAACGCCCGCCAAACTTGGTGCAGTTTAAAAATTTGTGCCACCAAGCGCCCGCCGTTGAAAAGCCGAAGTTGTTAGAGCCGTTAGCCGACCCCGAACGGGTTAGGCAAGAATTGGCAAAGTTGGCATCTTTTCGGTTGAACAAGTCAAAGCACGACCCAAAGGATTGGGCGCGAAAAATATTGGGCGATTACGCTGGCGGGATGAAAAAGTCGCCGACGGTTGTAGAAATGGCCCGCAATGCTTTAAATGTGGAATCTTACTGAAGCCCGCCAGCGTATGTTTGCCCATTACCTAATGCTTTGCAAAGAGCCAGGATGGAAAGACTACGCATGGAATCGGGTAAAGGTGTTAGATAAAGACCCTGTTTACGCAGGAATAAAGGATTACATCATGGAGCAAATGAATGCGACACGCAGCTAGGGTAGACGCAAATCAAGACCAAGTGATAACCGCTTTACGGGCGGCAGGCGCTTACGTCTGGATTATTGGCCTACCGGTAGACCTTTTGGTAGGATACAAAGGGCGCACCATATTGATGGAAGTAAAAGATGGCCCTAAAAAGCCTTTAACGGCCTTACAGCACGCTTTTTTTGCAAATTGGGCCGGTGGTACATTGGCTAGGGTTGATGGGCCGCAAGCGGCTTTGTCGGCTTTAAAGGTAATAGATGCGAAGTCTTAACCAAAACCGCATGATGTGGGCAAACCTTGAGGACATTGCCCAACAGGTAATTTGGTACGGGGTTAAATTAACAAAGGAAGAATGGAAAGACGTGCTAACCGCCGCGCTTAAAAAACAAAAGGTTGTGCCTGGCATTGAAGGTGGTTTTGTCATTATTGGTGCGCGAACAAGCAAGATGACCGTACCCGAAATGACCGAACTAATAGAGTTATCCACGGCTTTTGGAACGCAACAGGGTGTTAAGTTTCGGGCTTTTGTAGATGATTAAATGCCCCGAATGCGGCGCTTGGACTGTAGTTAAGGAAACCCGTGCCGACCAAAACAACACGCGCCGCCGCCGTTTGGAATGCGGAAATTTGCATCGATTTACCACTTTGGAGGCCATAATTGTTTCAAAAACACGCATACGTCAGAAGCAAAAAACTGCTGAAATTGGTTGCAAGCCTTGATTGTCAGCATTGCGGATCAGGCAACATGGTGCAGGCCGCACATACAAATTGGGGCGGCGGTAAGAGTCGGGGCATCAAAGCGGACGATAATTTAACTGCCGCACTTTGCCTACATTGTCATTTTGAGATTGACCAAGGCGCAAATTTGGACAAAAATGAACGCCAGAAGCAATGGAATCAGGCGCATCAAAAGACGGTGGACTTGCTTACAAGCACCGGACAATGGCCTAAAGACGTTCCATTGCCCTACAATTAAGGGTGTTGGAGTGTTAAGCCAGCGTTCAAGGATGTTGACGCAAGATATTTTCTGGCTTTCTATCTTGCTTTGTTGAAAACCAAATTGAGTTCCAACAATTTTAAGGAAGATCATGAAAAAGAATGTAGCGGATTTTATTTCCACCATGCTGCACAGCGGCACGGTCACCCATTTCATGCATTTGGCAACCGATTCCTTTGCGGTTCACTCGGCTTTGGGCAAATATTACGTTGAAATTATCGATTTAACCGACCAATTTGCCGAGGCATACGCCGGTTGCTACGAAAAAATCAAAGACTATCCCGAAAACTTTCACAACGCCAAAGACCCCGTAAAGTACATGGCAAGCATTAAAACTTACATTGACAAAAACCGCACCGCTTTGCCCGAAGAAAGCCAACTTCAAAACATTGTGGACGAAATTGCCGCTTTGGTTGATTCAACAATTTTCATGCTAACCCTTAAATGATCCGAATATTTGCCGGATACGACCCTCGGGAAGCCATTGGTTACCATGTATTTTGTCAATCGGTCATAGAGCGCACAAAGGAGCCGGTGGCAATTACGCCGTTTTACGGCAAACAACGGGACGGCACAAACGCTTTTATTTACCAAAGATTCTTAGTCCCATATTTCACAAAGTTTAAGGGCCGCGCCATCTTTATGGACGCAAGCGATATGTTGATGCTGGGCGACATAGACGACCTAAACAAGCTATTTGACCCGACAAAGGCCGTGCAAGTGGTAAAGCACGAGTACAAGACCCAGCACGCAAGAAAGTATATTGGAACGCCAATGGAGGCCAAGAACGAAGACTATCCAAGGAAAAACTGGTCAAGCCTTATCCTGTGGAACTGCGAACACCCAAGAAACAAGGTGCTTACACCCGATTACATTGACGACCATAGCGGGTCGGAATTACACCGCTTTGGCTGGCTGCCCGACTCTTTGATTGGTGAACTACCCAAACATTGGAACGTTTTGGTAGGCGAACAACACAACCCTAACGCCAAGATTGCCCACTACACCTTGGGCATTCCCGAATTTGACCATTACGCCGATTGCGATTATGCTAAACAATGGTTCAACACTAAAAGCCGAATGTTGGACGGCCTAATTAAAATGAAAGAACTAACCAATTGAAAATTACCCAAAAAAAGGTTGAAAGCCTAATTCCCTACATAAACAACAGCCGGACTCACTCGGATGCACAAGTAGCGCAGATTGCGGCAAGCATCAAAGAGTTTGGCTGGACTAATCCAATCTTGGTAGATGGATCAAATGGCATTATTGCCGGGCATGGACGATTGCTTGCTGCCCGTAAACTAGGGTTTAAGGAAGTGCCAGTCATAGAATTGGCAGACCTAACCGACACCCAACGCAAAGCTTACATTATTGCCGATAATAAACTTGCTTTAAATGCGGAATGGGATAAAGAAATATTATCTATTGAATTAGGAACATTGCAAGGAGTTAATTTTAATATTGATTTATTAGGATTTGATGCAATTGAATTATCTGATTTATTTGATGAGCAAATTAAAATGCCAGAATCAAGTAGTGAAGAAATTGATATAGATGAATACAACATGAATTGTAAATGTCCTAAATGTGGATTTGAATTTGATGCAAAAACCTGATTGCGCATGGAACCTTACGGATTTGGCAGATGTGCCAAAGAATGGCGTCAAAGTAATGAGCACTTTTGCCTGTGGTGGTGGTTCCAGCATGGGTTACAAACGCGCCGGTTGCGAAGTAATTGCGGCCAATGATATTGATCCTGAGATGGCCTGGCATTATCAACTCAACATCAAGCCTAAACATTATTTTCTTTGTCCCATTGGGGAATTGATAGAAAAGGAATTGCCAGAAGAACTTTACAACCTAGACATTCTTGATGGCTCCCCTCCTTGTTCAACATTTAGCATGGCAGGTAGCCGAGAAAAAGCCTGGGGTAAAGACAAACATTTTAGGGAAGGCCAAACCAAACAAGTGCTATCGGATTTGTTCTTTGATTACCTTGACCTAGTTGGAAAGCTAAAGCCAAAGGTGGCTATTGCTGAGAACGTTAAAGGAATGCTCATTGGCAATGCCAAGGGTTACACCAAAATGGTGATGGCAAGATTTAAAGAATTAGGTTACAGGCCGCAATTGTTCCTATTAAATAGTGCTGATTGTGGTGTTCCACAAAGGCGTGAACGGGTTTTCTTTGTAGCCATCCGTGATGACATTAAAGTTCCGCCATTAAAATTAGCCCCAAAACATCAATGGATAAATTGCGGAAATGCCACAAAAGATTTAAAAATAACTTTGGATGAATTGGAAGAAGTTAAATTTACAGCTAATACAGATTTAATCTGGTGGCCAAAAACACGACCTGGTGAAGATTATGGAGATGCTGTAAAACGTACAGGAAAACCTGTCAAATTATGGAATTCAAAAAAACTTGATTCAAATGCGCCATCTTTAACATTGACGGCAACTCATACAATGTTTAAACATTGGAAAGAACCAAGACATTTAACATTTAGAGAATATGTTAGGCTTGGATCATTTCCTGATGATTACAAAACAAAAAATAATAAAATTGGTAAATATATGATTGGTATGTCGGTCCCGCCTAAGATGACAGAACAAGTGGCAAAAGCTGTATGCAATCAATGGTTAAATGTTAAACTAGCATAACGAGTTCCCCTTTATAAAAATGGCAGTAATCCCACAAAAGGCTCACAAGCCAACCGATGAGACCCGCAGAATGGTTGAAAGCACCAGTGGGTTGGGCCTGCCCCATGAGCAGATTGCCATCTTGGTGGGCATAGACGATAAGACCTTGCGTAAGTATTACCGCACCGAACTGGACTTAGGCAAGGCCAAAGCTAACGGGCAGATTGCCAAGACGCTGTTTAGCAAGGCCACCGGCGGGGACACCACGGCGCTAATATGGTGGACAAAGACGCAAATGCGCTGGGCTGAGACGGTCAAGCAAGAGATCACGGGCGCGGACGGCAATGACTTGGTGATTAAATGGGCAGCAGGGAAATAATCCTGCCGTATTCGCCACGGGACGCATTTATGCCGTTCCACAACCGCACAACCCGATGGAGTTGCCTAGTTGCCCATCGACGGGCTGGTAAAACTGTGGCGGCAATTAACGATGTGATTAAGCGGGCAATCACGGAAGGCAGGCAAGGCGCACAGTATGCGTACATTGCCCCGTTTAGAAGCCAGGCCAAGCGGGTGGCATGGGATTACCTCAAGCATTACGCTGCCCCAATTACCAAAAACACAAACGAAGCCGATCTGATGGTGGAACTGATTAACGGCGCAAAGATCATGTTGTTTGGCGGTGACAACGCCGATGCCATGCGCGGAATGGGTTTTAACGGGGTTTACCTTGACGAATACGGCGACTTTCGGCCTAGCGTTTGGGGTAATGTCATTCGGCCTACGTTGTCCGACCGGCTTGGTTGGGCGGTATTTGGCGGCACGCCCAAGGGTAAAAACCAGTTTCACGACATTTACAAGGTTAGCCAAAGCACACCGGATTGGTTTCTTTTGCGCCTACCGGCTAGTGTTTCCAAGATATTGCCCCAATCGGAACTAGCGGCGGCACGGGCGCAATTAAGCCAAGATCAGTACGACCAAGAGTACGAATGCAGCTTTGATGCGGCAATCATGGGCGCTTATTACGGGCAAGAAATGCGTTTGGTTGACGATGAAGGCCGAATCCGCAACTTACCATTTGACCCCGATGCGCCGGTTTATACGGCTTGGGATTTGGGTTATCGCGATGACACCGCCATTTGGTTTTACCAAGTAATCCGAGGCGAAATCAGGGTAATGGATTACTTTGCCGTCAGTGGCGCAGGCATTGAGGACATTGCTCAAGTGGTGATTGACAAGGGCTACCGGTACACCAAGCACTACCTACCGCATGACGCACGGGCAAAAACGCTGGCATCGGGCGGCAAATCCATTGTGGAGCAGCTTGCGGCGCACCTTGGCGGCATGAGCAAACTAGCAATCGTGCCCGAAATTGGGGTGCAAGACGGCATCCAAGCGGTTCGGATGGTGTTGCCCAAGTGCTATTTTGACCCTAGTTGCGAAGAAGGACTGGAGGCTTTGCGTCAATATCAGCGGGAATATGACGAGGACAAGAAAGCATTTAGGCAAAATCCTCGCCATGACTGGTGCTCACACCCAGCGGATGCCTTTAGAATGCTTGCAGTGGCCTACAGGCAAGAGGCAAGAGATCAAGAGCCGCCCAAGGGCAAGACCATCCAAACCATTACATTGGATGAATTGTGGGAATTTGACACTCAACATCATCGCGGAGAACGAATATGAGCCAGCCAGTAGCAGAAGTCGGTGCTTACAAAAACATGACAGCATCGGGGGCGGTTTCAACCGGCCCATGCCAATTAATTGGGTTTTACGTTAACAGCACCACCGCTGGCACTATGGTGCTAACCGATGGCGGCGCAAGCGGCACGGTGATTTGCGGCACGATAACGCCAGCCGTTGGATTCCATCGTTTCCCAGCTAACATTGGTTCAAGCCTTTACTTTACCGAGGGCAATGTGTTGGACGTAACATTTTTCTTTGCATCGGGTAACTAATGGCCTACCAAGAAACCGGTGCTTACGAGGGCGATGATCCTGGCCCGTATTGGCACGACCAAATCGAATCCGCGCAAAAGGTTTTTGATAAATGGGAAAAACGCGGGCATAAAATTATTAAGCGGTATCGGGATGAGCGCGATGCGGTAGAAATGCCCCGTGTTCGATACAACATTCTTTGGTCAAACATCCAAGTGTTGTTTCCCGCGCTATACGGACGGCAAGCAAAACCCGAAGTTTCCCGCCGTTACATGGATCAAGACCCCGTGGGCCGTCTGGCATCAACAATGCTGGAACGGGTTATGGAATATGAAACCATGCAATTTGGCGACTTTGACAATGCCATGCGCGGCGCGGTGGAAGACCGTTTGTTGCCTGGTCGCGGCACGGCATGGATTCGCTACGAGCCGGTAATTGTTAACGAACAACCCGAAGTAAGTGAGGCCGCCGGTCAAATGGAGGAACCAGGTGAGGCGCAGATTTACGATGCCGTAGAGGAGCCAACCGAGCGCATTGATGCGGCGCACAGCCCCATTGATTACGTTTATTGGACGGACTTCTTGCATTCGCCAGCCCGCACATGGGATGAAGTATGGTGGGTCGCCCGCGCCGTCTACATGACCAAAGACGAAGGCATAGAGCGTTTTGGCGATGTGTTTAAGAACGTTGGCTTAGACAGTAGCAACACGGACATGGATGCTAAAAATCCAATGACCGCTAAAAACACCTATGACAAAAAAGCAAAGGTGTTTGAGATTTGGAACAAGCGCACCGGCAAGGTTTGCTGGGTGGCAAAGGGTTATCCACAAGCGTTAGATGAGCGTGACGATCCGTTGGAATTGGAAGAATTCTTTCCATGCCCGCGTCCGTTGATGTCAACTACCACCACCGGCACAATGATCCCTGTGCCCGATTATTGTGAGTACGAAGACCAAGCGCAGGAACTAGACAACCTAACACAGCGCATTTTCTTGCTTACCAAAGCCTGTAAAGCCGTTGGCGTGTTCAATGCCGAATTCAAGGAACTAGGCCGTTTGTTTACCGAAGGCGTAGACAACAAGCTTTTCCCCGTTACCGCATGGGCGGCAATGTCGGAAAAAGGTGGGCTAAAGGGTGCTATCGACATGATGGACACCTCAACCATCATTGTGACCTTACGGGAACTTTACTCGGCGCGGGAACAAGTCAAGCAAGCAATTTACGAGATTATGGGCATCTCGGACATTTTGCGCGGCGCATCAAAAGCGCAAGAAACACTTGGCGCACAGCAGTTAAAAGCAAACTTTGGCAGCTTACGGATGCGAAGCAGCCAAGGCGATGTGGCGCGGTTTGCTTCCGACATTTTTAAGCTAAAAGCGCAAGTCATTTGCAAGTTTTACCCGCCAGAGTTGATTGTGCAGATGTCAGGTGTAATGGACACCGAAGATGGTAAAGACCCGCAATTGCTGCAAGCCGCCGTGCAAATGTTGTCCAACAGCACAATCCGCGATTTCCATATTGCGGTTGAGGCCGATAGCCTAGCGCAAATTGACGAACAAGCGGAAAAACAAGGCGCACAAGAGGCCATCCAAGCCATTGGACTGTTTTTGCGTGAGGCAATCCCAATGATTAGCCAAGCGCCCGAAACTTTGCCAATGGCTTCCGAAATGCTGCTGTTTTTGGTTCGCCGCTTCCGTGCTGGTCGCGGGTTGGAAAGCGCCGTAGAACGCGCTATGAAAGCGTTGGAGCAAAAAGCGGCAATGGCACAACAACAACCGCCTGGCCCCAATCCCGAGCAATTGAAGATTGAAGCGCAAAACCAAACCGAGCAAATGAAGATGCAAGTTACGGCGCAAGCGGAACAAGCACGGATGCAAGCAGATGCACAAAGGGCGCAAATGCAAGCCCAGTTAGATATGCAAAAGCACCAAGCGCAATTGCAAGCGGATATGCAACTTGCCCAAATGAAGGCAGATTTTGAAACCGCCATGCAAAACAACGAACTGCAAATAAAAGCCCGAGAAATGGCGGGAAGGGAAGAATACGAACGATGGAAAGCCGAATTGGATGCAGCAACCAAGATTATGGTGGCACGCATTGGTAGCAATCCTGGCGTAGATTTACCAGTGGTTGAGGCAGCGGCTGCACAAATAACCAATGAACTAGGCGGCACAATTATTCAAGCAATGGACAAAATAACCGCTTTGCACGACAACATGGCAAATTTGCATGGCGAATCTATGCAAAACATTGGCACGGCTATGCAAAAACTAAGCGCACCTAAACGTGTAATTCGTGGCCCCGATGGAATGGTAATAGGCGTGGAGGCCGTCCAATGAGCCTTGTTTTAGCGGATCGCGTTAGACAAACATCCACAACAACGGGATCAGGCACATTTACGTTAGATGGTTCGGTTGCGGGTTTTCAATCCTTTAGCGCAATTGGCAATGGCAATACAACTTATTACACCATTTCGTTAGATTCCCAATGGGAAGTGGGCATTGGGACGTATTCTGCGGGCACATTGTCCCGTGACACGGTAATTTCCTCTAGCACAGGAAGCAAAATTTCATTTGCCGCTGGTGCAAAAGATGTGTTTGTGTCTTACCCCGCAGAAAAATCGGTAAATCAAGACGCAAATAATCGTGTTTTGATACCTTACACATCAGGCGTAACCGATGTAGGTTCTTTAAATGTAGGTGATGCAACATTACACACCGATTCCGGCGTTATTGCTGGGTTTACCGCAAGTGAACCGCTTTATTTGTACACTAGCTTACAAAACACAAGCGAAGCTAATACAAGTTATGCATCGTATGCGGTTAACGATGGTGGTCATACGGCTTACGGTGAGTTAGGAATAAATAACGCAAATTACAGCTATTCAGCAGCGGGTTTTCCTAACAATGGCTTTAGCGCCCCACTAGCCTCTTTTGTGGAATCATATGGTGGCCCATTAGTATTAGGTAGCTGGGACAATCAAAAAATTAGTTTTATTATTAATGGCTCGGTTAGTACAACTGATGTAATGACATTAAACACTAATGGTTCGGTTGCATTTAATGGGCAAGTTGGAACTGCTGGACAAGTCTTACAAAGCAATGCAACAAGCGCACCAACTTGGGTAACCCCTAGCGGTGGTAGTGGAATTACAACCGGTAAAAGTATCGCAATGGCGATGATCTTTGGATATTAATTATGGCAAACCCTAACATTGTTAACGTAACATCAATTTACGGCAACACAAGCTATTTGATTCCAGGCACTACGGCGGCTACAACTTGGACGGCACTTACTCCCGCATCAAACACTGTCAACAAGATTGATAACATTGTTGCGTCTAATGTCACTGCATCCGCAGCTACCGTGACTGTAGCGATCAATAGCGCAGCGGGCGGCGCGGGTACAAACTATCGTTTGATTTACCAAGTAACTGTCCCAATCAACGCCGCGATTGTGATTGTGGACAAAAGCACGGCCTTTTACTTGGGTGAAGCGCAGTCTATTGTGGTGACTGTTGGTACAGCAAGCGCAATTGAATTAACGGCATCGTATGAGGCCATTACCTAATGTCTACTAGATATAAGGCTTCTTTAATGTCGCCAATTGCGGCGACAAACTCTTCTACCGCTGCTGCTGGAATTTGGAAATTATCTGATCAACTACAAGCCCAGCAAGCAGGAGCATGGCCCAATGCTAACGCAATTAATGCAACATATTTAGTTGTTGCTGGCGGCGGCGCTGGCGGTGCTTATTACTATGGTGGTGGGGGCGGAGCTGGTGGACTTACAACCAATAATGGTGGTGCAGCATTTACTATCCCAGCAGGGTCAGGAGCATATGCTGTAATTGTTGGAGCAGGTGGAACAGGTAGCTCTACTACACCAACAAACGGAAATACATCGTCACTTATTGGAACGGGGCTATCTATCTCTACGGTAGGAGGCGGTAGGGGGGGCGCATACTTTAGTGGTAATCCAGGCCCATTATCTGGCGGCTCGGGCGGTGGTGGTGCATCAACAACCAATACAAATGCAGCTGGAACAAGTGGACAAGGATTTGCTGGTGGTCTTGGCTCAACTACCGCTGGATATGGTGGCGGTGGTGGTGGCTCTGGTGGAATAGGAACTTCGGGTCAAGGCACAACAAGCCCCGCTGGTACGGGCGGCATTGGAACTAATTTAGCGTCTTTAATAAGTACTACTCTTGCAACAAGTTCTAGTGTGGGTTATGTCACTGGCGCACAAGTTCAGTTTGCAGGTGGAGGAGGAGGCAGTAGAGATGCTAACTTAGGTAGCGGCGGAGCAATTGCACCTGGTTCCGCAGGCGGTGGTGCTGGCGCCATTTATACTTCAGGAAATTTTCCTGGCGCTGGTCAAGCATATACCGGATCTGGTGGTGGCGGCGCATGTCACACTGGAACAGGAAATTCGGTTAGCGGCAACGGCGGCAAAGGTGTAGTCATTATTAAATACCCAGCAGCAGCAGCTTTAGCTACTGGCGGCGACATAATAAATGTTAGCGGTGGGTATGTTACCCACATATTTAAAAACAGTGGATCGTTTACACCAATATAGATATGGCACACTTTGCAGAAATTGACGAAAACAACATTGTCCTTCAGGTAATTTCGGGTGTGGACGAACCGCTTGATGGCGAGGCTATCTACGCAGAAACAACGGGAACAGTCTGGAAGAAAACCAGCTACAACACTATGGGTGGACAACACCTGCTAGGCGGTACGCCATTTCGCAAGAATTACGCTGGCATTGGGTACACTTACGACTCAGATAGGGACGCTTTTATCCCCCCGCAGCCATTTTCAAGCTGGACACTTGACGAACAAACGTGCCAATGGATTTCGCCAATACCCTTTCCCAATGATGAAAAACAGTATTTTTGGGATGAATCCACATTGTCGTGGACTTTTGTAGAGTAACCAAATGTTTGGTTTTTCGGCTTTTGCTGCACTTCCTTTTACTACGGTTTACGGCACTACGCCGCCCGTACCACCTCCAATAGAAATCCCAATAGGCGGGCATTTTGGTTTTGACGAAAAGAAACGTAACGAACAATGGGACGTAGATAGACGGGCAGAAGAACAACGCAAATTAAAATTGCGCGAAGCTTTGTTTGGTTTGCCGCCAGCCGAGCGTGAAGAATTAACTAGCGCACCAACGCAAGCCATTGAGATTGCCGCCCGCAGCCCAATTGATTACGCCGATATGATGGAAAAAGTAAGGAAGATTGAATTTAGGATAAGATTGCGGCGTGATGACGAAGAAATCGCACAACTACTGGAAATGCTATGAAAGAAACATGGGTTTTCCCGTCCGACGGCTCCGAGCCTTATGAAAAGAGCCAAGGATCACAGGCTGACCGAATGATGGTGTTTGGCGACATTGAGCCGTTTAGGTCGCCGGATGGTCAAATGATTATGGGCCGCGCTCAATGGCGCGAACACTTAAAAGCAACCGATACCATAGAAATGGGGCATTCGGACGTTAAGTACGCCCAAGCGCAATGGCAAAAGAAGAAGGAAGCACACACCGCCCGCCTGCGTGGGCAAGTGGCACGGGTGCAAGAATTTGACAAGCCAGGCGCACCAATTGCGCCGACGCAGCGCAGTAACTTGAATGTAGAGATGGCAAACCGGTTGCACAACCGCCCGCCGCCCGAACGCAAGGAAATGATCAAAATGACCCTAGACCAAATGAAAAGGATGAAATAAATGGAAAACGAAGTTGTCGCACCCGACACGCCCGAAGTACCAGCACCCGAAGCCCCTGCGGTTTCTACACCGCCAGCAGAGCCACAAAGCCGCGCCGATACGATCCGCGAGGCATTGGCAAAAGACCCGTCTAACCGAGGCAAATCAAGCCAGCCCCGTGAACAGGGTAAATTTGCATCAAAATTTCCAACCGACCAATCCCAAGCGCCCAACACGCCCGATAAACCTCGGGTGGATATGCCCAAATCCTTGCGTTTGGAACTAAAAGACCATTGGGAAAAAGCGCCGCCGGAACTTCAGCAAGCCTTTGCCCAGCGGGATGCCGATTACGAAAAAGGTATTACTGGATACAAAACGCGGGATGCCGAGGCACGGGCAATTACCGAGCAATTTGCCCCTTATGAGTGGATTTTAAGGAATGAGGGATCAACCCCAGCGCAGGCAATTGCGCCTTTGTTGCAAACCGCCGCCTTGTTGCGGACGGGTACACCGGCACAAAAAAGCCAAGCCGTTGCCCACATGATCCAGCAATTCCAAATTCCTTTGGATCAAATTTCTGCCCATTTTGGCGGTAATGCCCCAGTTCAGCAAGATTCGCACTACAATGATTTAGCGCAACAGGTGCAGCAGCTAACGCAACACATTACGCAGCAGCAATACCAAGCGCAGAAAACGAATGAAAACAGGGCACTCTCTGTTATCCAGCAATTTGCAGGCGACCCCGCAAATATGCACTTTGAGGCAGTCTCCGACCGGATGTTGCAGCTTCTCCAAGCGCCGCAGGTTTTGGGTGACACAAGTCAAATGTCCGAACGCGAGAAATTGCAATTGGCGTATGACACGGCAGTTAGGCTAGATCCGCAATTGGCGCAAAGTTTGTATGCTCAACAGCAACAGCAAGCGCAAGCGTCAGCCCAAGTGCAAAGAGCGAGAACAGCAGCGGTAAGCGTGCGCGGCGCACCTGGTGGCAGCGTAAACCCCGCTATTAATCAACACGACCGACGAGCCGTTATAGCCAATGCGCTACGGTCATTCGGTTAAATAGGAGTTAGTCATGGCATACGCAAATGCAAACTACTCAGACGTTTTGGCAACAACCATTGAATCGCGTTCCGGCACAGTCGCCGATAACGTGACCAAAAACAATGCTTTGCTAACCCGTCTGCGTGAAAAAGGACGGTACAAGCCGTTCACCGGCGGTTCGACCATTCTTCAAGAATTGTCCTTCCAAGCCAACTCAACCGCAATGTACTACTCGGGCGCTGAAGTCTTGGACATCAGCCCTGCGGACGTTATCAGCGCGGCTCAGTTCCCAATCAAGCAGGCCGCCGTCGCGGTGACCATCAATGGCTTGGAAATGCTCCAAAACAGCGGCGAAGAACAAATCATCGATTTGTTTGACGCACGTTTGGACGTTGCCGAGGCATCGATTGAGAACTTGATCAGCACCGGTATTTATTCGGACGGTACGGCTAACAACGGCAAGCAAATCACCGGTTTGCAAGCTATGGTTGTCGCATCACCCGCCACCGGCGTAGTTGGCGGTATTGACCGCGCTACTTGGTCTTTCTGGCGCAATCAAACGTTTGACTTTTCAACCGACCTCGGCGCATCCGCATCGTCTTCCAACATCCAAACCGGTTTTAACCGCTTGTATGCCAAGACCTCTCGCGGTAGCGATGTTGTTGACTTGATTTTGTTGGACAACAACCTGTGGGGCTTCTTCATGTCGTCTCTGCAAAACATTCAGCGTTTCCCTGGCTCTAGCAAAATGGCCGAACTTGGCTTTGTTGCAAGCAAGTACATGAACGCTGACGTAGTGTTGGATGGTGGTATCGGCGGCAATATCCCCGCCTCGACTGGCTATTTCTTGAATAGCAAGTACATCTTCTTCCGACCACACGCAAACCGCAACTTCGTCCCAATTGGCGATGAGCGTATGAGTACCAACCAAGATGCCATCGTGCGCTTGATTGGATGGGCTGGCAATATGACCGCTTCGGGACTTCAGTTCCAAGGCGTTATGACTGAATAAGGGGAATCATCATGGCTGATTACGTCACCGATGGAAAAATTGGCATTGACCTAACCGCAACCTATGCGTCTACGTCTGCCGGTTCCACTACCTTGTTTCCGGTTACTCCTGGTAGCCGAGTAAACACTTCCAACAACGGCGTGTATATGTTTGTCCGCGCCGAATCCACCATCAACGCTTATGATGCTGTGATCATGTCCACTTATGCAGATTCGGCGAGTACAACTCCCGTAATGCGTGCTGTACCTGTGACCACCACCAATGCTGCGGCGCTGGGTTTTAACATGGTTGGCTTTGCACAAACCGCGATTGCCTCTAGCTACTACGGCTGGGTTGGTCTGAATGGTTTGCTCAAGGTTAACTTGCTGGTAGCTTGCCAGCCTAAAGTGCCTTTGTACACCACCTCCACCGCTGGATCGCTGGATGACACAACCGTGTCTGCCGGTTTCATCCAAGGTATTGTGGCTAATACCTCGGCAACGTCAGCGTCTGCACCATTTTGCATGGTCAACAATGCTGGCTTGATCATGGTCGGAGCAGGCTAAGACGGATTCCCCGCTAAAGAAGCGGGGTTTTCTTAATGAGTTTTTTACCCCTTAAAGTTACCGGTCAATGTGTCGCGGATGATGACACGCTTTTCGCGCATATGGATGCCGCAATAGCGCGAGGGTATCCGCAAGTTACCGAAAAGCAAGACGTAAAGACCGGCCCGATTTTGTTGGTGGCAAGTGCCCCAAGTGTTAAAGGGCAAATAGAACTTATCAAGAAAATGCAAGCAGCCGGTGCGCCGGTTGTTGCCATTAAGGGCGCACACGATTGGTTAATTGACAACGGCGTGATCCCCGACTACGCTTTAGCAATTGACCCGCAAGAACATCGGATTGCGTTCTACAAGCCGCACAAAGCCGTGCGGTACATGATTGCTTCGCAATGCCATCCGGCAATGTTTGATAACCTTGCGGGCTACAATGTAACCCTATGGCATCCATACGTTATGAAGGGCCAAACGCGCCCCAAATCGTCTATGTTGATAGGTGGTGGCACAACGTCCGGCCTTCGCGCTATTTCCTTGTTTTATGTTCTTGGATACCGCCAATTTGAATTGTTTGGGTTTGATTCCTGTAACACCGGTGAAGCGTTACGGGTTAACGGCGATGGCCTAAAAAATGGCGACAAGCTGATTGAAGTCAGAATCGACCCTGATGGCGAAACTTTCCATTGCAATACGGCAATGGCGTTGCAAGCCGAGCATTTTCAAACTTATTACGACTACTTACCGGATGCGGTTTTCAATGGTCATGGGCATGGACTAATCCAAGCCATTATCCGCAAAAGGGAAGAAAACATGATGACATTGGGCAACATTATTAACACTCAAACGCAGCAAAATGATAGTGTTTCGTTTATCCATTTTGGCGATCATTGGTCGGCAAGTTGGCGCTACAGGGCAAAGATACCGTCGGGCGATTGGGCAAGCCTTAATGATTTGACCGCGGGAACACTAATTTTTGCCAAACCGCAAGCGCATGAACTAATGGACATGGCACGGGCTAAAGCGCGTGGCGCACGGGTAATTGTGGACTTTTGCGACGACCATTTTGATTGGATGCATTACGCCGAGGCTTTACGAATTGCGGATGCGGTAACTTGTCCAACCCAAGAAATGGCAAAACGCATTAAGGCATTGGGCTATGAGGCAACGGTAATTCCAGACCCATTTGAATACGAAGAAATTCCGCCGCATTGCACTGGTGTCAATTTGCTTTGGTACGGTCATGCCGTCAACAAACAAAGTTTGCAGCGGATTTTGCCGGACATTGAAGAATATCCTTTGCGGGTTGTGTCCAACTTTGCCGGTGCAATTCCTTGGTCGCATGAAACCATGTTGAAGGAATTTGCCCGCGCTGACATCGTAATAATTCCCGCTACGGATACTTACAAAAGCCCAAATCGGGCAATTGAGGCAACCCGACAAGGTTGTTTTGTGGTCGCGGAGCCGCATCCGGCTTTGGACGGCTTTCCTGGCATCTGGATTGGTAACATTAAAGAGGGCATCAAATGGACAACACAAAGGAACGTGTGGAGAAATATCTCGGCGGCGCAAAAATTCGTGATGGAAAAATATTCGCCGCAAATAGTGATCGATGCATGGAAGACGATTACGAAACGGCCTATAACCTTGGATGCGGCAAAAAGCACTGGAACGGATGGGTTAACGTAGACCTTTATTCGGATGTTTCGGACATTAAATGCGACTTGCGTAAGCTTGAACTTGCAAGCAATTCAGCCGATGCGGTTGCCGCCATTCATGTGTTGGAGCATTTTTACGAATGGGAAGTACACGCATTGCTAACCGAATGGATGCGCGTGCTAAAGCCAGGCGGCAAGATGATTCTTGAACTTCCGTGCATGGACAAGGTGTTTGCTTACATCCACAATTGCGTAGTGCAAAAACAGCCTTTGCAGCCGTTTATGACCACCTATGCGCTATGGGGTGATCCAAAGTATAAAGACCCCGCTATGTGCCACCGTTGGGGTTGGTTTGAAACCCCGTTGCGCCAAATGCTGCAATCCGTAGGCATGGAACGCATCGAATTTCTTGACCCGCGCTATCATTTTCCGTTTAGAGATATGAGGGTTGAATGCTACAAGGTGTCCTAAGTAACGCCGAGCGCCATGCCCAAATGTCGCAGGCAAATGGGCAAATGCTCAAGAAAAGGCCCAAATTTAACAATAAATGGGCATCAATTGTTTGTTATGGCCCAAGCCTTGCGGACACATGGAAATTGATAAAACGCCCAATTGTTACGGTGTCAGGGGCGCATGATTACCTTGTAAAGCGCGGGATTGTGCCCGATTTCCATGTTGATTGCGACCCAAGGGAACACAAAGCACGGATGCTGCAAAACCCTCAAAGCAAGACAATTTATTTAATGGCGACGGTTTGCCATCCAAAATATTGGGAAGTGCTAAAGGGCCACAATGTACGGCTTTGGCATCTAATCAACGGCGATGACCTAGAAACCGTGGCTTGGGTGCTAGAAAACCATCCAGAAGGCGCAAATAGCATGATTGGCGGTGGTAGTACGGTTGGGCAACGGGCAATGAATGTCATGGCGGCGTTAGGCTACCGGCGATTTAACGTCCACGGCATGGATTGTTCATTTACAACCGACCGGCACGCTGGGCCACATTTTGGTAAAGAACAAGCTAAAATCTTTGTGAAAGCTGGAAACAGGGTGTTTCAGACCACAAGACAAATGCTACAAGCGGCGATTGAGATGGAGCAATTCATCACAACTCAGGATGCGGAGGTCGCATTTTTCGGTGATGGTTTAATGCAGGAAACCGCACTTCAACTAAAGGAAATGGCATGAAGAACGAGACGGCTGGATGGACAAACGAAAGTTTCATGGAGGACAACCGCGGCAAGATGGCGGTGTTTTTCCATGCGGTTCAAGTCAAAAACAACTTTAAAACGGAAATGGAAAAGCGCCCAATCTTTGAGGAACGCATTTTCTTGAAAAAGCTTGTTCCAGGGGATTCAACGCTAGTGGTTGACCGCCCAATGCGTGAAATTGATAAAGAAGACTACCCTATTGAATGGGCACGGTTTGAGCAAAAGAAAGAGCAAAAATCCGACGGCACACCAATTGACGCATGGATGGCAATTAATGACACGCAAAAGGCCGAATTTAAGGCATTGCATATCTTTACGATTGACCAGTTTGCCAAGCTACCGGACAGCGCAGGTAACAAAATCATGGGCTTTAATGATTTAAGAACCAAAGCCCGCGCATTTATTGGGGCGGCACAAGATAGCCAGATGATGGACAGAATTCGCGCCGAAACCGATGAAAAATTAAAGGCGCAAGAGGTTGAAATGTCCGAACTTCGTGCGATGATTGCGGAACTAACATCCAAAAAAGCGGGTAGACCCCGCAAAGAAACGGTGGAATAAATGGCCTACACATTATTACAATTGATTGACCAAGTTTCGGGCGAACTGGGCTTGTCCCAACCAACTGTAGTAATTGGCTCCACCAACAATCAAAGCACGCAGTTTTTAGCTTTGGCGCAAAGGTTAGGCAAAGACCTAGTGCGTGAATTTGAATGGCAACGCTTGGTTAAAGCTTACGTCTTGCAAACAACCGCCGGAATAAGCACCATTGGCACAATTACGGCGGGGTCAAAGGTCATCACTAGCATGGGAACGACCGCTGGCTTAGAGGTGGGAAATGTGGTCACGGGCACGGGCCAAGCGCCATATGCTGAAATTTTGACCATTGATTCGTTAACCCAAGTAACCTTAAATACGCCGGTTGCAACTTCTACGGCGGCGGTGTCCATGACGTTTGCAAAACAAGACTATGCAATGCCAAGCGATTTTGACCGCATGATTTCCGATACCAATTGGGATCGAACAAACCATTGGCGCAATCTTGGAACAAAGACTAGCCAAGAATGGCAATGGTTGCAAGGCGGCATTATTTCGGTTGGCCCAAGGGAACGCTATCGTATTTACAACAATCGATTGCGTATTTTCCAAGCTTTAACAAGCATTTACACCTTTGCGTTTGAATACGTTAGCAATTATTGGGTGATGAGTAGCGGGGCAACGGCTGGCGACAAAGGCGCGTTTACCGCCGATACCGACACAACAATCTTTCCCGATGACCTTATGTTGGCGGGTTTAAAGTTTTATTTTCTTAAAGCCAAAAAGCTAGATTACTCCGTTGAATTGGGCGAATTTATGCGTGCGCTAAGTTACACCAAGGCGCAAGATGTGCCCGTACCGGCGCAATCTCTTGCCCCAATTGGCATGAATCCGCTGGTTGGCCCGTGGAGTGTTCAAGATGGCAACTGGCCCGCACAATAAAACAAAAACTAATGTTAAATTCATTTGCCAACAAGCCGTCAACACAACGAAGCCAATCGGTTTCGGTAGCTGCGCCTATTGGCGGTTGGAATGCCCGTGATTCTTTGGGCGCAATGGATCCATTGGATGCCGTTACCCTGACAAACTTTTGGCCTGGCACAAACTCGGTCATTTTGCGAAACGGATACACCAAATACGCTACTGGCATTACCGGCGTGGTGCAAAGCCTATTTGCTTATAGTTCGGGCACATCCAACAAGTTGTTTGCCGTAGCGGTAGATTCAATTTACGATGTTACGGCAGGCGGCGCGGTTGGTGCTGCTAGTGTTACCGGCCTATCAAACGCCAAATTTCAATACATCAACATTACGACTACAGGCGGCTCTTATTTGATGTGTGTAAACGGTGCGGACAAGCTTCGCACTTTTGATGGAACATCTTGGCACAAAGATGGCGATGGTGCGCCTTACGACATAACAGGCGTGGATACCGCAAATTGTGCAAACATTACGTTGTTTAAAAACCGTGTGTGGTTGGTGGAAAATAATTCCTTAAAAGCTTGGTATTTGCCCACTAACAGCATTGGTGGCGCAGCAGTAGCATTGGACATGACCAGCTTGGTGCAATTGGGCGGCTACATCATGGCTGGCATGACTTGGACGCTAGACGCTGGCTATGGCGTGGATGATTACCTTGCGTTCATCACAAGCAATGGTGAGGTTGTAGTCTGGCGGTTAACTGATCCCACAACGCCAAGCGGCATTGCAATGATTGGTTTATGGCAACTTGGCGCACCTATTGGTCGGCGGTGCTGGATCAAATACGGCGGTGATTTGTTATTGATTACCCAAGATGGCGTAATGCCAATGTCGGGTTCTTTGCAATCAAGCCGCCTTGATCCTCGGGTGTCTATTACCAACAAAATTCAATTTGCGGTAAGCCAAGCGGTTAGTTCTTATGGGCAAAACTTTGGTTGGAATTTGCTTTACTACCCCAAAGAAAACCAACTTTACTTAAATGTGCCAATTGCGTCGGGGCAAGAGCAGCAATATGTGATGAACACCATCACTAAAAGCTGGTGTAACTTTACGGGTTGGAGCGCCAATTGTTGGGAAATTTGGCAAGATGATCCCTATTTTGGCGGCAATGGCTACGTTGGTTTAGCTTGGCAAGGCTCGGTGGATGACACATCCAACATCAATGGTTTTGCCTTGCAAAGCTTTCAAAATTACGGAACATCTACCCAAAAGCAATGCAAGATGATTCGTTATCATTTGCTAAGTAACGGCACGCCGTCTATTTTTGGCAATGTAAACGTTGATTACAACTTAGACAACAATAGCGCCCAATTAAGTTTTTCCGCTTCGCAATTTGGCACTTGGGATAGTGCTTTGTGGGACATTTCCTATTGGGGCGGCGGGTTGTCACCTACCGCCGATTGGCAAGGAACAACGGGGATTGGATATTCTTTTGCTCCCACGTTGAACACAGCTACGCAGGGTATAGAATTGCAATGGGTCGCAACCGACTTGGTGTTTGAGGCTGGTGGTGTCCTTTGAGATCACTTCCGACCATGCAGCAGGGCACTGGACTGCACAAAAGGTCGATGGTGGCTACTTTCAAGAGCGCAGCCGGTCTATCGGGTTGAAGAAAAACGGCGAATTTGTTGCCGGTGTTATTTACGAAAACTGGCATGGCAGGTCAATTACTTGCCATATTGCAGTCACCGGACGCATGACATCGGCCTATTTAGGCGCTATTTTCCACTACCCGTTTAATGTTTGTAAGGTCGGCAAAATCATTGTGCCGGTTAGCAGCGCAAACATTGCAAGCATCAAATTTGTTGAAAAAATGGGCTTTCTAGAGGAAGCACGGATTAAAGATGCAATGGCTGATGGGGATATGGTAATCCTCACAATGCCAAAAGAACGATGCAAATATTTGGAGTATAGATATGGGAAAACAAGCACCAACGCCACCGGCAACGCCTGATTACAAAGGCGCTGCAAAAGAGCAAGGAATTGCAAACCTTGAAGCTTCGCGTTTGGGTTCAAAGCTATCTAACCCCAATATGTACACGCCCTATGGCAATCAATTGATATCGTATGAGGGTGATCAACCGACTATCACGCAAACGTTAACGCCGGAGGCGCAAAAGACGTTAGATGAGCAACAAAAAACTCAGTACCAGCTTGCATCACTAGGCGGCAAAGGCGCAAACCTTGCAAGCAATGTACTTGATAAATCATTTAACTTTGGCGGGCCTGATGTTCAAACATCACTAGATTTAAGCAATGTTGTCAAGATGCCCGTAAACGCTGGCACAACCGGCATGGAAGCCATCATGTCGCGCTTAGAGCCGTCTTTGGCACGCAATAGGGTAAGCACGGAAACTAACCTGATTAATCAAGGTTTGCGACCAGGAACGGAGGCTTACGACAATGCTGCAAGACTGTTAAGCGAATCAGAAAACGACCAAAGAACACAAGCGGCTTTGCAAGGAATTAACCTAGATACCGCCGCTAACGTGCAAGGGTATAACCAAGCCTTACAAGGTGGACAATTTGCTAACACCGCACAACAACAAGCATTGGCGCAAGCAATCCAAAACCGCCAAATGCCGTTGAATGAAATCGCGGCATTGATGTCTGGCAGTCAAATTCAAAATCCGCAATTTGGCGCTTATTCGGGGTCAAACGTAACTGCCGCGCCCACGTTTGCGGCTACGCAAGCACAAGGCCAAGCGGAACAAAACAACTACAACCAACAAGTGGCAACGCAAAACGCCAACACAGCAGGGCTTTATAGTTTGGCTGGATCAGGGGTTAAAGCCCTTGCACTATCTGATGTGCGATTGAAATCCAACATTGTTAAAGTTGGCAATCATCCAATTGGAATTGGTATCTATGAATACGACATTTTTGGACAACGTGAGCGCGGTGTAATTGCACAAGAACTTATGCAAGTAATTCCAAATGCGGTGCATCAACATCCAAGCGGCTATTTGATGGTTGATTACGGGAGACTATAAATGGCAACAGTTAGTTTAATTGATCCATATTCGCAACAAGCTGAACAAATTGCCCGTCGGCAACGCATGGCGCAAGCTTTGCAAGAACGTGGATCGCAAGTTCTTGAAATGCCGACCATGCCTGGTGTATTAATTAGCCCTTATGCTGGACTAGCAAAAGTTTTGGAATCTGGTCTTGGTGCATATCAAGAAAAAAAAGCGCAAGAAGATTTAAACAAATTTCAAACGGATTACCGCAATAAATACAACACGCAACTTAACGATTTGGCTAAAGCAATTTCTACCCCTGCCGTGCCAGGCGTTGAAGGTCAAGAGGCAATTCCAGGTCAAGAAGAAATACCAGCCCAGCCCGCGGTCATGGCGCCAAAGATTGAGCGTGGTTTTGGTGGTTATGGACAACCTCAAGAAGCTGAGCAATACGAAGTGTCGCCAGCCGTGCCAGGCCAAGCCGCAGTGCCAGGCCAAGCCGCAATTCCTGCAAAAGCGGGAGTTCCAGCGGGCTACATTAGCCCCGAATTGCTGCAAGGAATTGATATTCCAGAAGTCAAGCAAATGGCAATGGCAAAGTATTTGGCGCAGTTTGAGCCTAAAGCGTTAATTAAAGGATCGCCTGGAGATGTATTTTTTGATCAAGTTACAGGCAAAGAACGATTTAGTGTGCCAATTACGGCAACGGCAACTAAATCAAACATTGGTAATGTTAATCCATCAGATTAGACGCCCGAATCTCTTGCTAAATTTTCAACAAGTCAAAATTATGGTGATTTAATATTAAAACCATCAAAAGCTGATAAGCCAGAAAAATTAATTGCCAATATTAACGCTGACAGTTACACGCCAGAATCTGTCGCTAAATTTTCCTTATCTAGCAATTATGCCGATTTGGTGCTAAAGCCAGCTAAAACTGAAAAAGCACAATCATTGATTGGCAATGTTACTCCAGACAGTTACACACCAGAATCACTCGCCAAATTTGCTTTAAGCAGCAACTATGCTGATTTGGTTTTGAAACCTAGTAAAGCAGAACAACCGCCAAAATTGATTGGCAATGTCAACCCATCTGACTTTACGCCAGCATCTTTGGCGGCGTTTAATTTAAGTGGTAAATATGAAGATTTAGTGCTGAAGCCAGCTAAAACCGAAAAAGCAGACAAGCTGATTGGCAATGTCAACCCAAGTGATTACACGCTGGAATCCGTAAAAGCATTTTCACTTAGCAACGACTACAGTGACTTGGTATTGAAGCCATCCAAAGCAGACAAAGTAGATAGAACAATTGCCAACGTCAACCCTGACAGCTATACGCCAGCGTCTGTAGCGGCATTTGCGCTAAGTGGCAACTATAACGATTTGGTGCTAAGGGCAGAAAAAGCCAAAGACAGCAAAAATATTGCCAATGTCAACCCGAATGACTTTACGCCAGCTTCCATAGAGAAGTTTGTTGCAAGCGGCAAATATTCAGATTTGATTCCAGTCAAAAAAGCTGGTGAGGGCGGCGCTGCGGGCGACAAAGTGCCTACCGGCTCAATCAGCGTTATAGACCCAACTGATCCCGCTAAAAAGAGAGTTATTCTTGTAACGCAAGCACGGGCTATTAAAGAAGGTTTAACGCCTGCTAGTTCCACCAAAGAAGGCGCAGCAAGTGAAGGTGAACGTAAAGCTGCAACATTATTGCAGCGGTTACAGTTTTCGCAATCTCAATTGACAGACGCATTGGTTGCTGATCCTAACGCAGCTAAACCTGGGGTGTTTTCTTCAGCAGTTGCAAAACTGTCAACCCCATTGGCAAATAGTTTGACGCCAGAGGCACGTCAACGAGTGCAATCTGCACAACTTGACATTCTTGATGCAGCATTGACGCTTGGCACTGGAGCCGCGTATACCAGAGAGCAATTAGAAGGCTATCGTGAGGCTTATTTTCCGCAACTTTTTGATAAGCCCAATCAAATTTTGGATAAACAAAAACGATTAGAAAATGTGATTAATGCAGCAAAAATTGCAGCAGGCCGCGCAACGCAATTAATTCCCGCTGCACCCGCTGCTGCTGTTGGTGGTAGTTCTGCAATGAGTGCAGCAGATGCAATCATAAACAAAGGCCGGAGGTAGCATGGCAAAAGCTGAAGACTACGCCAATTGGATTGTCGCCAACCAAGACAAGCAAGGCACGCCTGACTTTGAAACAGTAGCAAAGGCTTACCAAGAGGCTAAAACCGCAGAAGGTTTGCAAGCAACGCCAACCAGTGAGGGTATGTCTGGCGCTCGTGCAACAGCAGCACAGCCTTCAAGCTATGAATTCAGCAAAACAGTTGAAAGCGCATTACCTAGCTTGTACGAAAACACTATTGGTGGGCTAGTAAAAGCCATATCAAGCCCTGTGCAAACCGCGCAAGGTATTGGCGACATTGTGGCGGGCGGTGTGTATAAGGCGCTGCCAGGGCCGGTGCAACGCGGGTTGACGGCTATTGAAACATCACCTTACAACCCGTTGGGTAACCCGGCAGCATTGCAGCGGGCGCAAACAATGGCAAGCGCAGTTGGTCAAGACTACGCCAAAACTTACGGCACAGGCGCAGGCTTTCAAAAAATGATGGAAGAAGACCCGTTTCGTATTGTGGGCGATGTTTCTACGGTGTTGGGCGGTGGTGGTGCTGCTTTGAGAGCAGGAACAAAAGGCGCTAAAGCACAACAACTTGCTAATGCTTTAATTAAGGGCGGCGAACTTACTAACCCCATCAATATGCTTACTCGTCCCGCTGCGGCAATGGTTAGCCCAACTGTTGACCCTAACGTCAGGGCGTTGATGAATGAAGGCGTAACGCCTACTACAGGCCAAATTCTTGGCGGTGGCTACAAGCGTGCCGAAGAAGGTTTGACCAGCGTTTTGGGACTTGGAGATTTCATTAAAGGCGCTCAAACTCGAGCAGTTGAAAGTTTTAACCGAGCAGCAATCAATAGATCATTAAAACCGATTGGTGAAACATTACCGCCTGACCTTATTGGCCGTGATGCAATCCAATTTGCCAGAGATAAACTTGGCGAAAAATACGACAAATTGCTGCCAAAATTGACGGTGCAAGCAGATTCCACTTGGTTGCAAAATATAAGTGACTTAAAGCAGAATGTGCAAAAAGGCGCAATTGACCCTAATATCAAACCCATGTTTGATAATTTTGTTAATGACAATATTCTTAGCAAATTTCAAGGACAAAACGCAATTACTGGTGAAACAATAAAAAACATTCAAACAGACTTAGACAAAACCATTAAAAGATATTCTGTTTCAGATGATCCTGATGTGATTTTAATTGCTGAAGCTTTAAAAGAAACGCGAAGCAATTTGCTTGATTTAATTCGTCGATCTAACCCGCAAAAAGCTGCGGAGTTGAAAGCAATTGATACCGGATACGCAAACTTCATACGAGTTAAAAAAGCAGCAGGATTGATAGGCGCTGAAGAGGGTATTTTCTCGCCAGCACAATTGCAAAGCGCGGTGCGAAATGTTGATAGAAGCAAAGACAAAGGTCAATTTGCAACCGGCGAGGCGCTGATGCAGGATTTGTCTGAAACAGGCAAAACTGTTTTGGGCAACAAGCTACCGGACTCAGGCACACCTTATCGCGCAATGCTGCCGTTGATTATTGGAGGCGGTGCAGGAGCCGCTGGTTACCCAGCAATTGCCGCTGGAATGCTTGCTGGCCCTGCATTATATTCTGCGCCAGGACAACGGCTAATGGCTTCGGCTTTAACTTCTAGGCCAGCCGGTGCAGCAACAATGGCAAATCAATTACGCACTAATCAAAAATTGAAACAAGCAGCATTAGCTGCCAATCAATTGGGCAATCAACAAAGCGGACTTGATGAATGGCTGCGCCTCAATCAAAAAGCACTAGCACAGCAACAAAGGTGAAACCATGAGTTACTTTCTGTGTAAATTGTTTTTGATCTTTGAAATATGAGACTGAGTAACGCCATATACAGCGGCAAGAACAGATTGTTTTTCTGTGTTGGCCCTAATTGCGGCAACATCTTCATTGGTCAACCGACCATTCCAATGATCAGTTCCATAATTGTGGCGGCGTTTTTTGGCTGCATCCGCATTGTTTTCAGCCTTTGTTCCCAACTGAAGATGATCGGGATTTACACATGGCGGGTTGTCGCATTTGTGCATGATGATCTTGCCATCAGGTATTTTTCCAACGTAAATTTCGTAAGCGTAGCGATGCGCTCTAACAGTTTTGCCTCCGGCAATCATAAAAATTCCGTATCCATTGGCATTTTTTCCGCCAATCCAATGCCAACAATTCTCAGATTTTTGGATTTTTGCTTCAAAGGCTTGCTGTTCCGTAATGCCCAAATGTTGATCCAAGGTCTTAGAATACCAGGCTTGTTTGTAATGTTTGCTGCACAATTGACGCGCCACGGCTGGCTCAAGACAAAGCGAACATGGAACAATTTTGTTTACTTGATGGCCCATAAATCCTCCGGTAAAAACCCGATTATATTCCATTTTGATGGAGGCTACAATGTCTTATAATGGCTCCGGCACATTCCAAATTAACACTTCGGGGCAGCCCGTGGTGACCGGCACGATTATTAGTAGCACCGCGTTTAACTCATTGACTGCGGATTTAGCTACCGGCTTGTCTACCGCAATTACAAAGGACGGGCAAACGGCGACCACCGTGCGAATTCCTTTTGCCCAAGGCATTAGTTCAACCCTTGCCACAGACTCTACAAGCGGCTCTACAGGCTCAATTTTTACTGCTGGCGGGGTAGGTATTACCAAAAGTTTGTTTGTTGGTGGCACGGCAACATTCAGCGCAACGCCAATCTTTTCTGCGCTGACCGCATCAAGTGCAGTGGCAACCGATGCATCTAAAGCATTGGTCAGCGTCACCAACACCGGCACAGGCAACAATGTCCTTGCAACCAATCCAACATTGGCAACGCCAAATATTACTTCCGGTCTAACACTAACAAGCGCGGCGGGAACAAGCGGACAAGTGCTTACTTCTGCTGGCTCCGGTTTTGCGCCTACTTGGACAACGCCATCAACTGCAAGCGGCACGGTTACATCGGTTGCAACCGGAACGGGTCTTACTGGTGGGCCAATTACTACTACAGGAACAATTGCTATTGATAGCACTGTTGCAACGCTGACCGGCACTCAAACGCTGACCAATAAGACGCTGACAACACCAAATATTAATTCGGCTCAATTTGCTACTGTATCGGGTACTGCGCCGATCTACCCCTGCCGCGCATGGGTAAACTTTAACGGCACTGGCACTGTAGCTATCCGTGCGAGTGGGAATGTGTCGAGTATTACTGATAACGGTGTGGGCGATTACACAGTTAACTTTACAACGGCTATGTCGGATGCAAATTATTCTGTAGCGGGAACAGCTATAACCGCTTCTGGAAACTATGCCATTCTTAGCATTAATTCTGCAACTTCACCATTAACCACTGCATTTAGAGTGCTTAGTATCCAGCAATCAGGCGGGTCGCCCGCGCCGGCTGACCTCACTTATAACAACGTAGCCGTATTTAGATAAGGAATTAATATGCCACGAATTATCTACAAAACACCAGACGGCGGCGTTGCCATCATCATCCCAGCTGACACCATTGAAGCCTGCATGAAGGACATTCCAGAGGGTGCTGAGTATGCCATTGTGGATGCAGCAGACATTCCTTCAGATAGAACTTTTCGTAACGCATGGGAGTACATAGCGTGATTACCATCAACATTGACAAGGCCAAGACCATTGCTCACGACATACGCCGTGCGGCTCGGTCTGCTGAGTTTGCTCCGCTAGACATTAAAGCAACCATTCCATCTGAAGCAGCAGCGGCTGAAGCTGCAAGGCAAGTAATTCGGGACAAGTACGCCGTCATGCAAACAGCAATTGATGCAGCGACAACTATTGACGAGATAAAGGCTGCGATGCCATGAACGCGCCCGAAATTGATCCCATCAAATATGGAGTCCTTTGGCAGAAGGTGCAAGACTACGAACGTCGTTTTGACGAGATGTCTGCCAAGATTGACAAGCTGGAAACCAACATTGACAAGCTGGTCGATCTTGCCAACCAGGGCAAGGGATCGTTCTACGCTGGCATGGTTATGGTGTCCGCCGTAGGCAGCGTGCTGGGCTATCTAAGCCATTGGATAGGTAAAAGCTAATGTATGCGTTGGACCGTACTTCTGTTGGCGCTGGTGACAATATCAGTCGCCCAAGACAGGCTGATCCTGTCCACGGAGCCGCCACCCAAGAAGCCACCCAAAGCGCCATCAAACTGCTTAGTACAGGAACTGTACGTCATTGGCTGGGCGACGCACGACCCAGCAGAGCGCCACAAGGCTATGCTGGAATGGCTAGATAGGTCAAAATGCAGCGCGGACGATTACGTTTTAATTTGGAACGCTTTGCCAGAATGGGCGGGCACATCGGATAGTCCCATGTTACGGGCCAAGATCATGGAGAAGGTAAGATGAACGAATCATGGTTAGCACGCAACATACAGCCGATCACGGTTGTGTTTCTGCTGTTCTCCTATTTTTTCTTTGCGCTGTTGTCTGTCTTTGAAATGGAGACACGAGGCGCATACGTTGACTTGCTGGGCCAAGCAATGATTATTGTTATCACCGCTATCTTTGCGGGTAAAACCGCCGAGAAAATTGTAGACATCCGCACCAACAAAGGAACACCAAATGGCCCTTGATCCTATCTCCGCACTGCTAGACGTTGGCAGCAAAGTTATCGACCGCGTATGGCCTGATCCAGCCCAAGCCGCCAGTGCTAAGTTAGAGTTGATGAAACTACAGCAGTCTGGCGAACTAGCCCAGATCGCAGGGCAGATGGACATCAACAAAGCTGAGGCGGCAAACCCTAGCGTTTTTGTTTCTGGTTGGCGTCCAAGCATCGGCTGGGTCTGTGGTGCTGGCTTTGCCGTCCAATTTGTAGTTGGACCGTTAGCCGAGTGGGGGTCTGCGCTCTACGGTCACCCCGTCAAGTTTCCGCAAATGGACACCGGCACAATGATGCCATTACTCTTGGGAATGCTCGGCCTTGGTGGTTTGCGTACTGCTGAGAAGTTGGCAGATAAGGCTGCAAAATGAAAGCAAAACTCACGTTTTTTGTGACCCTGATGGTCAGCTTTACTTTATGCGTGGTTGTTATTGGAATGGTCGGGGTGCTGATGGCGGGTCTGTTTAACCCCCTTGTGGACAATGGAGAAATATTCAAACTTATATCACCCGCATTCCAAACTATTGTCGGTGGATTTATTGGCTTGCTGGCTGGTGTGAAACTATCCCACGGTGAAACGGAAAACCCCAAATGAACTTGACCGAACACTTCACCCTTGAAGAATTGACCACCACGGATCATCGGCAGTTTGACAACACACCCAATGAAACAGAGCGAGAAAATTTGGTGCGACTGGCTGGCTTACTGGAGTTGGTTAAGGTGGCGATTGGAGGTAAACCCGTCATGGTCAACTCCGCCTTCCGATCTAAGCAGGTCAATGACGCTGTGGGCAGCAAAGACACTTCTCAGCATCGGCTCGGCTGCGCTGCTGATATTCGTGTACCCAGCATGGCCCCCGACGCTGTAGTCAAAGCAATCATTGCTGCAAAACTACCCTATGATCAACTAATCCGCGAGTTTGCAACACCGAATGGTGGTGGTTGGACGCATATCAGCATACCCAATGACCCCAAGGGCAAACCTCGGGGCCAGGTGCTAATTATTGACGCAAAAGGGACTCGTCCTTACTAGCTATTGTGCGTATTGACTCTAGCATTGCTTTGCAATCGTCTATAGCCGCGTTTGTGTTTTCTATTGCTTTAACGTAATCGCGTTCAAGCATTGCTTGATGTGCTTGTTTTAAAGCTTTTTCAGCGCACATACAAGGCCAAGCGTAATCTATGATTTCTTCAACTTTCATATAGTTTCCTGCGCTGGCTGTGCCAAGGCTTCTTTGATTGCGGTGATGGCGTTGTCAACATCTGCTCTAAATCCTGGCAAATCCTCCAAAACCTCAAGCGCCAGCTTCAATGCTTCACGTTCCATTGTTCTTCTTCTTTGTGGCAGCTTCGCCAAGCCTAAAAAACCGCAGTTCGCTTTCTGAAATGTCGTGGTATTTGTCGCCTAAATAATCAGCAATCTCTTCATCCGTCAGCGGCTGGCGCTGTGCCTTCTTTGGCTTTCGCGCATCCCGCACCAAATGTCCGTCAATGTCGGTAACTACCAGCTTGTCCTGCGCCGCAGCGCGTTTTGATTCGTAGCCTGTCATTTCCCGCAACTCCTGCACTTGGTTGTGATCGTAAACACTGGGCGTTTGCAATACACGCAATAAGATTGATAGCCTGTCATGGTTTCTCCAATACGATTGCTTCCAACTTCTTTACCGCTACACACAGATCATCGTGCAGGTAATCGGGCAGCATATTTTTTGTACTGAATGCCCACGACTCAAGGGCCGACAGCAGCTTGATGATGGTTAAGGCTTCTTGTTTAGTCATGTTTGTTTCTCCGTAAAACCGCCATCACCGTTACGCCAGCCAATCTCCAAATTTAGCCAGCCAATCCCAACCCAAAGTTCTTTGCCAATTCCAATGGCAAGGTAAGGCCATACGACAAAATGAGGTTGATTTGTTTCAAAGTAAATCATGTCTGCTCCTTAGTAAAACCGCGCCACTTTGAGCCAACAAGCACCATGCTTGAATGCGTAAATCGTGACGTGTAGTGCTTTTCTTGTTCAGCGTAATCTATTCGCTGACTACATAGCCGCCATCCACGATGGTCGTAGTAGCAATATTTATTTCCCTTGCTATTGGGTGTCTTGACTTCATAAACACCTTTATGCACGGGCTTGATGTGTGGGGGAAACCACGGTGTTTTCATGTTCATACATTGCTCCTTGGTACTTCTACGTTAATGCAAGTGCCTTCAATCAAGGTAATCTTGCCCTGTGAAACTTCATTCATGTGCGCCTTCTGCATCTCAATAGATGCCCTGCAACTAGCTTCTGTTTTGTGCAAAACTTGGCTTTGCATGAAGTTGCAGACTTCGGCTACACAAACAAACATGATGGGGACGTAAATAGTCATAGCTTCCCCAATCCCCACAAGACAAGCAGCGTAGCTAACACCACCAACACCAATGC